CATCCTTACAAAAGACAAAGCTCCATTGAGCTACACGTTGCCTTCGAGAAACACCAAGCGTTTTTCTTTGTTGCACTTTGACGGAACCGCAAACCGAGCACTTCGTTACTCTAGAAATCAAAAGTCCGTTTTTGAAGATGAGCAAGACGACAAGGCGATTTTGGAACCGATCATTTTTGAAGATGGTGTATTAATTGTATCATCAAACAATCCAATGCTTAGTAAATTCATGGACTTACACCCATTGAATGGAGACGTATTTAGAGAGCTTAACACAGAGAAAGAGGCATCTAAAGATATCGAAGAACTCAATATTGAGTTGGATGCACAAATTGCTGCAAGAAACTTAGAATTAGAAACCATGTTATCTATCGCTCAATTGTTGTATGGTGGCGTTATTGACACAATGACCACACCAGAAATCAAGAGAGACATCTTATTGTACGCTAGACAGTATCCAAAAGAGTTCTTAGAGATGGTAGCAGATCCAGACTTGCAAGACACAGCCATGGCGTCAAGAGCTTTGGACGCGGGAATGTTTACATTGCGTAACAACAACAGAGAGATCTGGTTTAACATTCCTGGAAATAAGCGAAAGTTAATGAACTTACAGCCAGGAGATGACGCAGTGTCTGCGTTGACCGTATACTTTGAAAGCGAAGAGGGATTGCCAGTTGCTGAAGTTGTGAAGAATAAATTATCGTAATTATTCGTATATTTGTTGTATGGAGAAATTTTTAAGCATCCCAGTTACTAGCGAACAAAATCAGCTAGTTCAGGCTACAGGAATCATTTTGATTGAACAAGCCTCTACAACCACCGTTACTGTCACTTATGGTGGCGGCAAAGTGGTTACACTTACACATGCCACTGCTGGCGCTGGAGACGAAACAGAGCGTGACGCAATTCAAAACGCCGTAGTTGCTGCTTTGCAGACTTCTTGGACTAATGTTGCATACACTGTATCAAACCTTCCATACGCAGTTAGTGGAATTGCTGTAGCGTAACCATTAAAACTATTTGAAATAAGGCCATCTCGCAAGGGGTGGCCTTTTTTTGTTATCTTTGTGAGGACATGATAAACACCGTAAGAAATACCGTTATGGCTATCCTCAATAAGGATAACAACGGTTATATTACGCCGGAGGAGTTCAACTTATTTGCCAAGCAAGCACAGCTTGAAATCTTTGAGCAGTACTTTTACGACTACACCAACTGGGTAAATAAAAGAAACGCCAGACTGGCAAATGATGGCTACGCTAACATTCAAAAAAACATTGCAGAAACAATTGATGAATTCTCTACGTCATCTACTCTGGTATACGATGCTCCTTCTCAATCGTTTGCCCTTCCTGCTGACTGGTACTACGTTAATGTTGTACTATTCGGCACTAAAGAAATTGAATATGTGGCCCAGAACAAGGTGATGAACTTGCTGAGTTCAAACATTACTGCACCAACCACAGCCTATCCAGCATATTACCAAAAAGGAGATGATATTAAGGTTTACCCGGCATCGATCACAAGTAGCGTCAGCGCGATGTATGTTCGCTACCCTCTTGATCCTAAGTGGACATATACTGTCGTGGCAGGCTCGCCTATATTCAACCAGTCAGCTGTTGACTATCAAGACTTTGAGCTTCCGCAAAGCGAACAAAACGACTTAGTTTTCAAGATCTTGTCATACGCAGGTGTGAATATTCGCGAAGCCGAAGTAGTGCAGTTCGCCACAGGATCAGACAACGCAGAACAAACTAAGCAAAGCTAATGGCATACATAACTAACCAAGCATACTACTCTGACCCAAACAACAGCGGAGACTATCAGTACGTGTCTTTGGCCGATATCGTCAACAACTTCATGTTGATGTACGTTGGTGACGACAAGCTGATCGGAACGCTGAACAGATACAATGCATTATTTCATGCGAAGCGTGCAATCCAAGAGCTGAACTACGACGCGGCTAGGAACGTAAAGGTTCTAGAGCTGAACGTTGGTGCAGACTTGACATTGGTATTGCCTCCAGACTACGTGAACTACGCTAGGATCTCTATGGAGGTTGAGGGCGTGTTGTACACGTTGCACGAGAACGCGACTGTCAACTATGCACAGGCGTACTTGAAGGACTCTAACGACAACGTATTGTATGATCAAGACGGCAATGTAATTACAGGAACATCTGAGCTTGACATCAAGCGCATCCAAGGATACCCATACGACATCTTCTACGGAGAGGGATGGGCCAATGGACGTTGGGGATGGAACGTGGATGGGTACTGGTACTTCAACTACAGCCTTGGCGGATGGTTTGGTCTAAACGCAGAAGCTGCGAATATCAACCCAACATTCAGAATTGACAAGTCTGCCGGAGTTATCAACTTCAGTTCTGGTATGAGCAATAAATTGGTCGTTATTGAGTACATCTCTGATGGTCTTGAGAATGGAAACGACGATGCTGTCAATGTAAATAAGATGGCAGAGGAGTTCATCTACGCCTATATCAAGTGGGCCGTGTTGAACAACAAGGTTGGCGTTCAAGAGTACGTTGTAAGACGTGCGAGAGAAGAGAAGTCAGCGATGCTTAGAAACGCTAAAATTAGATTGTCCAACATCAATGCTGGACGCATTTTAATGGTATTGAGAAACCAAGATAACTGGATCAAGTAATGGAGTTAAAGAGAAGCCTAGTAGCTGGTATAATGAACAAGGACCTGGACGAGCGCCTGGTCCCAGATGGACAGTACAGAGATGCAATGAACGTTACCATCGGCACGTCCGAGGGGTCAGACGTTGGTGCTCTGTCGAATGAGCTTGGAAATACCAAGATGGGCGACTTGCTCGCAGCTGCTAAGACATTTTCTGGTAACTCCTCACTAGTTCTAACCGGGGCAAAGACTATTGGTGCAATATCTGTACCCGCTGAGTTCTTGATTTTTTGGTTCGTTAAGTATAACTCTGGAAACATCGTTGCATCTTACAACGAACTAACTGGACTGACCTCTATAATTGCGATGGACGCACGGGTTGGATCTGCGAACGTTCTTAACTTCAATACTCAGTACTTGATCACCGGCGTAAACTACATCAGTGATCTATTGTTCTGGACGGACGGATTGAATCCTCCCCGCAGAATCGACACCAAGACATATTACCCATACAATAATTTTACAGAGGAAGAGATTAATGTTATCGTAAAGCCACCATTGACAGCGCCAACGGTAATTCCTCCAGACCCGCTACAAAACAACCTTGTAGAGTCAAATAATATGACCGACAAGTTCTTGTACTTCTCTTACAGATACAAGTATCAGAACAACGAATATAGTTCATTGGCGCCATTCTCTGAGGTTGCATTTTCACCTAATGACTTTCAGTACGACTACGGGACTGGTGTAAATAAATCAATGGTGAACAAATACAATTATGTAGATATTTCCTTTGAAACAGGGTCAAGTTCTGTAAAAGAGATTCAGCTTGTATTTAGAGATTCGTCTAGCCTTAATGTGAATGTTATTGATAGCTTTAATAAGCAAGACGTAGAGGCTGGAAAAGTTAGTTCAGTAAGCTACGCGTCTGGTGTTGCGACTTTTCAGTCATTCTCAAACAACAAAATCTACAGCGTTCTTCCTGCTAACCAACTGACCCGCTTGTTCGACAACGTTCCGTTAAAGGCAAAGGCCCAAGAGCTTATCGGAAGTCGTTTGGTATATGGAAACTACACACAGTTCTACAATATTGTAGACATAGCTGGCGGAGCAATCACCATGAACTATGGTGTTGACGTAGTTCCAGAAAGCAAATTATCTACAGAATATGTTATTGGAGAGCCAGTAAAGACCATGCGAAGCGACAGAGACTACGAGATTGGTATCTCTTATGTTGACGCATACGGACGCATGAGCACGGTGCTTACGTCTGTAGACAACTCTGTTTACATTGGTCCAGAGAACTCTGACACCGGAAACAAGTTGTCACTTACAATCAACAATGAAGCTCCTGCATTTGCTACGAAGTATCGCGTAATGATTAAGCAGAACAAGGGGGCCTATTACAATATATATCCAACAATATTCTATACAGACGGACCTTTCGTTTACATGTTAATAAACGAGTCGGACGTAGATAAAGTAAAGGCCAATGATTATATAGTAATAAAGGCGGATCCTTTAGGAATTACTTATAGTGCAGAGCAGTATAAAGTTCTTGAGGTTGAAGTTAAAGAAAAAGATTTCTTAAATAACCCATCAAGGCCAAACCTATCTGGGGTATATCTTAAGATTAAGGTAAATAACAACGTTGCATTTAACGAAGACAACTTGTTCACATATAAGGTTACAGCCTCTGGAAAGACTGGAGTTCCTCAAAAAGTTGGAGCATTTGGCAATTTTGCTTGCGTATTTAATAACATAAACCCACTTACATTTAGATTCGCAACTATCGAGACTCCCGTTTTTTATGGAAGGGGCGTAAATGATCTTGGTATTGAGAACAATAAAAACTGGGTAAATAACTTCGGTAGAAAAGATATAAGATTCACATTGACAATCGACGGTAAAAACACGTATAAATATACTATGTTCGGATCGTCTAAGGTTATAGAATCAAACGTTGCTATTACCGGAGGTATTCAATACTTAAAAGATGATACAAATACAAATGTAGTAGCGATTAGATTCTCAAACTTGTCTGGTCATGTTATTAATGACTCTTGGAGAATAAATTGCCGATCTGTTGGAGGTTTAAATTATTTTGGAG